GAAGGGGTCCGGTTCAACGCAACCACCCCAGGTCAGAAGTGTGAACAGCCAACCAAGGAAAATCCCATGGCCAACGTTCTCATCACGGACTATACAGATAATCCGAAGCGCCCAGCTGCGTGCTATTACCCGACCGTCAAGGACAAGGTCAAGGCATTCCTGAACGAGGGGACTCCCACTGATCAGGCGGATGTCTATTCGAGTCGCAATCAGTCGTTCCGTGCCTTTTACAGTATGCCGTCCACGACCATTCCCAATGACCAAGGTGCATTTGCTAGTGCCGCCTATGGACCGGTCGTGGATAAGGTGTGTCGCTCGGAGGGAGGTGCCTGCTACCCCAACGACGCCTCGATGTTTGGTCAGTCCAGGATGCCCGAACTTCAGCAACTCAGAGGCACTTTCGGTAGCAGTGTTTAAAATCTCCGGTGATAGTAATATGGCTTATCAGCTCAACACTTCGTCAGTTCTTTTGGACGCCGAGAGTCTGCCAGTGGATTGCGCCTACGATCATGTGGTCGCGCCTCCGGTGGTCAGCAACCTCAATTATGCCGGTTCGGGTCGTGCTTCGACGCCCATCTACGGGACGGCTCCCTATATGGCGGGCAAGGGGGCTCCAGGAAATCTGATCTTGGTCGAGGACATGCTTCGCCCTCAGTCTAGCACATTCTTCAAGAAAGGCTATCAGGGACGTGGATATGATTTCCCTTTGCAGGATATGGCATGTTCGGTGCCACTTCGCACCCGGTCGTGGGATCCAACGAGCAGCCGGGCGAATGTTCAGAACGCCGTTTTTGATCGTCGTTATCCAGCCTAATTTAAATCTACCCTAGTTTTAATATGGACCCATTGAGTCTTGTGGCCTTGTTAGGGATTGCTGTGGCAGGTCGTCAAATTGCCAGCAGTGACCGCAAAGAAGGTTTTACTCCAGCACCCGTTCCAAATCGGGAGACGCAACAATTGCCCTATTTCGGAAGGAACATCAACACACCCGGTCAGGATTTGACCCTAGTGAAAGATTTCCTATCTGGGCCCTATATCGATACGTCTAAGCAACGAAAGGATGCGGTACCGAATCTTCAGGATGCCGCGCCCAATGTTCAGTTTCCTTATGGTCAGCCTGTTTATAACTTGTACGACCGCCAAAATGTGAGCAGTCGTATGGACAACCTTTCGTCCTCCGAGCGTAGGTTTGTCGGCCCCGGTCTTGGCGTTCCGGCCAACGTTCCGGCCTATGGTGGATTTCAGCAGCAATTCCGCGTGATGCCCAACAACGTCGGTGCATACAAGCTCACAACCCTTCCCGGTCGCTCGGGTCCCGCCAAGGACTTTGTTGACCGCGGAACCGAGCGTCTTACTGTCACCCAAAACCGCCCACAGAAAACCTATCAACTTTTGGGCGGCGAAGATAAGCGTCCTCTTGAGAAGGGTCGCGCTCAGGGTCAGGGCGGGATGGTCACCGGCATGCGCGAGCGCGAACGTTACGTGAAGACGATGCGCCCCACGATCCGCTCGGAGACCTCGACCCGCATGGACGGCCTCGAGTTTGGCGCGGCCAAGAAGTTTGTTTCCGCTGGAACACTTCAGGAAGCTCCAACCCGTAATAAGGCAAATTTCATATCGCGTGCAAATGACGTGGCGGCTCCTGGAATTCACTCATTTGAAGGTGGTTATAAGCAGTTACAAAATGCCATACTCCTCAGACCCGCACAGAGGGAAGGCAAGGGCTACACACCTCCGGGCGGTCGCATGAACGTTCGCGGTTCAGCCACCCAGGTTCAGGGCAAGACCACCAAAACCCGCGACAGCCTTTCCACGGTCGTCGAGGGAGGTGCCGGAAACCAGGGCATCGGCCAGAATTACGAAATCACTTGGAAACAGAATAACAATGTCTTCAAGGGAAATGCAGATTATCGGACCAATCAGTTGGGGCTGGCGGTCAAGCAGCTGGACAACAATCCATTCGCATACAGTCTCGCGCAACACTAAACGTCATAGATCCTACATTCTAGAGCATGGGGTTCTTCCTTACAGAACATCTCCATGGCATCCAGTTTGTTCTCTTGTTCACGAACCCGTTGATCGTGAAGACGAGAATATAGCTC